AATAAGTGAAAATAATCCCATTGATGCCGGGCCAAGGATGAGATACTTCATCTTCTTACTTAATAGAACTGAGGAAATTGGCGACGCAAAACCGCAAACACGACCGCGAACACGACCGCGTGTGTCACGACAGCTGGGAGACTGGTCTGACCCGAACGGAAGACACCACCCGATCCTGGGGGAAGAGTGAGTAGTAGACCGGGGCTGAGAGCCAAGAAGAGAGCAGTGGTCACGAGCAGGTCGGTCTTGGTGAGTACGAGACCCATAGCCTTGGCGATGAGACTGTACACGAGAAAGAACACGAGCGCGTGGAAGAACACAGCAGGCTGTGCGGTCTTGCGGTTCATGAATTTGACGTTCTTGCCCGCGGTGGTCACGAGAATACCGGGGCTGAGTGCGAGAAAAAGGGCGGCGGGGATGGCAACTTTTTGAGCGGTGATATCGGCGAGCATTTAATATAAGCATACATAATTTTCCATGAAATGCGCGAAATGATCATATGAGGCACCCCGCATAATATCTTCGTGCATTCCATTGTTATTTACGATTCGCCTGACATGTTTCCAAATATGAAAAAGTACATCGTCTCGTTCCGTTTGTGTACGTTCATTGTATGGATCATGTTCCGTGTAACAAAACTCCACAAAGTCACAAAATTTCCCCGTGTGTTCAACTCTTGCATCATATAGGAGGGTCCTGATGGTATCCCACATCATGTGTAATTCATCTGAGTATTCGACTTCCCAGTCTTCGATATTCAGAGGAGTGTATTCATTAAATTCATCGTCGTCGCTTACATCGGCATCAAGGCCGATGTTCGCTTCGTATACGTATTGGCTCCAGACCATGGTTAGTTACTTATCTTCTTTCTCGGGCTTCTCCTTTATACCAGTTAGGGATATTGAAGTAGATTCTCTCGTTTTAAGTCCATCTTTAATTGCATTTAGGGCTCCTTCGACCTTAGTTTCGTCTCCACCGAAAAATGTCATTAAACCATCCTTGATGGCATCTTTACTCATACCAGATTTCCTGACTGATTTACGTATACTGATTTTACCCTTCCTGAGGTTAATCGTATCGATACCTTGTTCGACCATGTGCTTTTTCACTTTTTCCTTGAGACGTTTTTCCTCCTGAGTGAGAACCTTGATATCAGATTTCGCATCGGTTAATTGTTTTGTGAGCTCTACCAGTTTAGATACATTCTCGGAGAGGTCAGGTGCAACTGATGACATGGTTATTATTAAATACTAGAACTAAATCTTTAAGCGCAAAGACCACGCTGCATGAGATCGGGCACGATGGTGGAGTTGTTCCACACGAAGGGTTCCTTGGGGTTGGGAGGGTCCTTACGGATCTGCTGGTTCGCGTTGCGGAGGGCACCACCGACAGTCTCGGGGAAACCAATCTGCTTACGGGGTTCAAGGAAGTTTTGACCCGCGAGGATGTCCTCTGGGGCAAACTGACCGAAATCTTCCGCGGAGGCAACCTCACGGGGGAGGAGCGAGGAAGCGAGGCCGGTACCCTTGTTCATGCCACCACACACGGCATCGGTTGGGGCAGCGGCGGGCCCCGCGGAGGGGGCCATACCGAAAGGCGCGTATTGACGCTCGACGATAGTGTAGCTCGACTTATTGTTCATGGAAAAAAGCAGGAAGATCAAGGCAGCGACGGCGACCAACATCACGATGTTCTGTTTACGACCCTTCATTATCTTTTATATATGTATAACAATTTTTTTATTGGTCATCTTCATCGACAAAAGCATACTCGGCTGGGTAAGTATCGATGATTGGGTCATCATGGACCCTGACCTGGACAACGTTCCATGTTGGACCGAATGCCTTTTTGGCGAACCAGAGTCCGGCGAATTCGAGAATGACATCACAAGTCTTCTCGGGCTGGAGAGTATCAAATTCGACGGTACCCTGTTGTGCATTGAAAACCTTGGTAACATCGAGGCGGTCACATGTCATTGTACCCGAGTCGAGTGCGGATGTATAGGCACCCTTGATGACACTTTCAGACAACTTCTTACCAAACCATGATTCACAATTCTCGAGGGCCGCTTCCAGGTTACGCGTATCGATACATTCGATCCTCTGGGTGTTGACATCCGAAACGATATCCATAGCGACGTCACCTGATACGTCAGTAACCTTCACTTTGTTGAGCTGGACAAGACACTTACGCTTGTCGTCATTGAGAACCTTCACAAAGTAGAGACCATCTTCACCTTTGGTGGGAGCAGTGTAGATCATTTATACATGTATTTGGTTTCATTTCTTTAAACCAACAAATGGGATATTCGCAGCCTTATCGAGTAACGTTTTTGGTACCCATTGGTTTCTCCTGGGATTATATCCATAGAGTGTCTTGGAGGTGTTCATATTCTTGGGGAGTGGCTTGGCATTTTCTGGACGCAATGAATATTCATTCTTGACATACGCTGTGTTGGTGACATTCTTCCACTCGAGTTTCCCTATGTTAAAACGCTTGTTTCCTGAGGATTTCTTATATCCCTCTACGTTGGTGTTTTTTACTACAGGTTTGAGACCATGTACGATCTGTTTAGACAGTTTATCACTGGAGGGTTGCGTCGTGTAGTTTTTGTACTTCCCTGGATCGACTTTCATAGCTTTGTTTATAGAAACCGTAGCTGTCTGTGGTCGTACTTTCTTCCCTGTGATAATCTTGGGGGATACCTTCCTGAAGACATCGTCCATGGAATTAGACGCCTTGATGCGTTTATCGAAAAGCTGTGCCAAACGGACAAGTCTCTGTCGATCCTTTTCCTTTTTCTCTGGGCGAAGACGGAGTTTATGCATCAAATAGATATCCTCAATAAGAAATTCCTTACTCGCGACAAGTATACGCTTATCATTGGTCAATTTACCAGTGACCACATCACGATACGTCACACCCCTTTTTTTCGTGAGTGCCACTTCATATCCAAACTCTTTGGGTCGCATGAACGGAATGTCGAGAATACCACCCATGTTGAAGTCTTCGATCTTGTTAGATTTTGCGGAGAAAAGTCGCATGTTTAAATCGAGTGCAAAAAGTTCTACATCGATGAAGATATCACCCTTACCAGGTCGATTGTTATTGGAAGTCTTCTTTTTCTTAATCAAGGAGTATCTCCGTGTAACGAACGGACCCGTCTGTTTGAAACCAATCCCCAAAAACTTAAACAATTTGGAGTGTATCGTTTGCATCAACATAATTCGCTTTTTAATACGTAAATTGAGACGCTTCGCTATTTCTCCTAGTTTGTTCCATAGTAAGAGTTTGACCGCTTGAAGTTTTCCAAAGTATGTATCATTCATTGGAAGTCTGGGTACAAACTTTGCATCAATATCACTCGTGATGATTCGATCATTGAAATCCACGTACAAATTGAATGCCTCACCCCCACTTACGATGAGATCGCCCGAGGAACTCAGGAACTGTGTGAGATCCCCGATCGTGTCCAATATGATATCGCGAATGGAATCCGTCACAAATACATATATGATCTTTTCGAAATCTTTATCAGTGTGGGTACTTTTGACCCGGGCACGGAACTTACCAAAGTCTCTCTGTAAGTTTCGATCGTAGTATTTTTTCAATTTAGCATCCTTGAAAAATAAATTTTCATTCATAAATTTATCAATCGCAGCCTTTGAATAAATCTTATCATCCATTATTATATCACGATATAATAAATGGTATGCAACGTCATCGAAGAATGTCGCTGCTATTCATACACAGGTGAGAAGGAACAATTTTGTGGTGTGAGGAAAGGACCAAATGTCGTGCCATGCCCGAGTGACTGTTGTGCGGGTGGATGTCCTGATGATGGGTCTAGACAACCTTTCCGTTATATAGACAGGGCAACTTTTGTCACATTGAGCAATCGTAGATTTGTCTTTTTACTATGGCTGATTGTGACCGTGTCTATTATCTACTTCTTCAGGCACTTAAAGATTAAGCAGGTAAGAAAGATATAATGTCTCTTGAAACCATTGAAGTCGAAATTGCCGCCCTCCGCAACGATATTAAGAACCTGACCAAACTTGTTCGTAAGGTCAAGAACACTCAAGAGGATCCTGATGGTGAGAAGGCTAAGGCTCGCGCTGCCAACAACGGCTTCAACCGCAAGCAAGATGTGACGCCTAAGTTGCGCACATTCCTCGGTCTTCCAGCTGAAGAACTCATCTCCCGCTCGGAAGTGACCAAGTTCATTAACAAGTACATCACCGAAAAGGGTCTCAAGCACCCCGACAACGGTCGCCAAATCGTACTCGACGACACACTCCGCGACCTACTCGCACCTCCCGCCGACGTTGTGGTGACTTACCTTAACTTACAGAAGTACCTCAGCCCGCACTACATCAAGAAGGAGGCTTAAAAAATAAACACATTCTATACTAAAACATGGTGACTTTCCTTACAAAGGAGAGCGCTGAACAACTTGTTGGTACAAAAGTAAAAGACCTTGCTTTGTACCAAAGAGCTTTTACGCATAAATCTGCTCTCAAGGAGTATGAACAATTTACAGAGTCCTTTGAAACACTCGAATTTATTGGTGACTCGGTCCTCGGGTTTGTCATCACTAAGTTTTT